TTGGTAGGAGCAGCCATTGTTCTATTACCACCTAAAGTTAATTTACATACATCTTGTGTAGAAGCATCCCAAGTAACAGTAGATTGATCTGTTAATGTAGATTCAGTATAATTTAATTTAGCAGACGTAATTAAATCGTCAGCTATATCTGAAGCTGTTAATGCTTTTGTATTTGGTTCTTGTCCAATATAAGACATCTTACGTTATCTCCATTATGGAAAGTGTTCCTGATAGTTTATCTGCTACAGAACAATCTATTTTGATTTCATCTGTTGCTTCTAATACAACCTTACCACCTGATAACAATTCAAGTGAACTTCCTGCAGGAATATTTACATCCTTAACAAGAAATGATGTACCATTTGAAACATTGTTAGCACCGCCTCTACTACCTGTATCACTAACTAATTCTACTTCTGCTGTTACTGCAGAACTATGAATATTAGTAAGAATCAAGCCTAGAACAACTGTAGTTGTACTTCCTGCACAAGTGTACATTTTGTACGCTGTGCCTGCCGAAGCTGGTTCTGCTGCAAATGTTACTACCTTAAAAGTATTTGCCATTTATTTTCTCCTATTTACTTATATATATTATATCGTTAATTTGTTAAAAGTCAATGATTATTTATCCAAGAGCAATTGCTAAAGCTGTTGGATCATCTATATTTGCTTGTACTAAAGTTACTACTCTAGATAAAGCAGCTTTTCTATTTGTACCACCAGCACCATCATCAACTATAATTAAATCTGATGTAGTTAAACCTGCACCTATATCTGTACCACCATCAATATCTATACTACTTAATGGTAAAGCTGATATTACAAAGTCTAATGTATTATCTGAATCATCATAAGTTACAGCAATACCTGTCTCTGTATTAGATCCTACCATTGCCCCAACAGTATCTGATATAGTTTCTGCTAAAGTTGTACCATTAATTGTAATAGCATCTGCCTCTAGTGTACCATCAATATCTGCATCACCACTAATATCTAATGATCCTGCATCTAATTCTCCAGATAAAGTAATATTTCTAAATCCAGTATAATCTTTATTACTATCTAAAATAACTGCCTTACTAGCTATTGCAGTTCCAACAGCTGTACTACCTAAATCTAAAGCATTTAATTCTCCAACAACAGCAGTAATACCATCCAAAACATTTAATTCTGTTGCAGTAGAAGTTACTGCTACATCCTCATTTATTTTAGGAGATGTTAAAGTTTTATTAGTTAATGTATCTGTAGATACAAGAGATACTAGTGTTGAACTAGAACCTGCAGGAAGGGTAAGTGTATTTGTAACACCTGCACTGTGTGGTTGAGCTATTACAATCTGTCCGTGTGAATTAGATTCACAATTAAATTGTATAGCACCTGAATTTGTATTACCTCTAACTGTTACATGACCTGTACCATTTGGTGCTAATTCTAAATCTGCGTTTGAAGTAGTAACAATATCTGCACCATTCATATCAAGATTACCACCTAATTGAGGTGTAGTATCTTCTACAACATTAGATAAAGCTGAAGATGTAGCTAATCCTGCTACAATAGTTGATCTTGAAATTTTTTTAAGTCCACCACCTGAAGTGTCTACTGCTATAAAAACATCATCATTTGCAACTGTAGATATTTCAGACAAACTTCCTGCAGCAATTGAATTAAAGTTTGTACCATCTGCAACTAAAATATTACCTGCAGTATTTGTACCCATAGTAATATCATCACCTGATACTGTAAGATCTCCAGATATAGTTAGATTTCTAAGTCCAGTTAAGTCTTTATTAGAATCTACTATTACTGCTTTAGATGCACTTACAGTTCCTGCTGTAATACCATCAACTAAATTTAATTCTGCTGCTGTTGATGTAACTCCATCTAATATATTTAACTCAGCAGTTGTGGATGTTACCCCATCCATAATATTTAATTCTGCCGCTGTTGAGGTTACACCATCAAGAATATTAAGTTCTGCCGCAGTAGAAGTTACGCCATCTAATATATTAAGCTCTGCTGCTGTAGAAGTTACACCATCTAATATGTTTAACTCTGCTGCAGTTGATGTAATAGCTGTGCCATTAAAATTAATAGCATCAACGTGTGCTGTGCCATCTACATATAAATCTTTAAACTCAAGAGAGGAAGTTCCTAGGTCTATGTCATTATCTGTGATAGGTACTATAGCACCATCTTGTATTCTTAACTGCTGTACAGCAGCTGAAGATACTTCTACATAAAATTCTAAATGATTATTACTTGTATCTACAAGTATTTTATTTAAAGCATCACTATCTCTAAGAGTAGTTACAGGTCCACCATCACCTGCAGTGCCATCGTGTGTATGACCTGTAGATGCGTTAAATGCTGCTAATAACTGATTAAACTCATCATTAGAATGAGCTGCATTTATAGTATCACCTGATGTATATGTTGCTTGTCGTGCTGAATAGCCTGCCATTATCTTCTTCCTCCTGGGGTAAATTCTAGTTGAAATCCTTTTATTGAAAAGGCATCTGAACTACTTTGATCATCTATCTTTAATGCAACTGCAAATCCTGATCCCTCTACTGATTGTCTAATCAAAGGTATACCTGATGCATCATATGTTGCGTTATTGTATTGGGCAACTCCATAAACCGCTGCACCTCCACCTGATGTTATTGATATTTTATCTGGTTGAGGGGTGTTCTGATCATCATAATCATATCTAATTGCTAGATCTGCTGTTACAGCTGTACCCTCTCCTTCATAGTTTAAGTTAACTCTCTGCATGTATTTTCTAACACCTGGATCACCCATTACCATATCTGGTGATCTAAATACTGCTAGTATTGTTTCATTAGTAGATCCATTAGCAAAAGTATTACCAGTTTCCATTTTATAAATAAAACCATCAAAACCTCCAAACACCTGTGTCTCTACACCACTAATAAAATCTGAATCTGTACATGCAGGCTTAATGCCTACCATATCTGAATATTCAAAACCAATACTACTTGTATTAGGATTAGTTTTCAATACACCTATAATTCCTTTTGATGAACCTTGTGATCCACCAGTTGTAGGATAAAATAGTCTATACTGTGATTTATCTCTAATAACTAATGATGATATTCTATTTAATCCTATATCATCAATTCTAGACTGTATCTGTCTAGATATAGATCCTAGTTCAACGTCACCAATTCTAGCCGTACCAGCAATAGTTCTAAGGCCATCTGGTGCTAAGAATATAACATCACCACCAATCTCTTGAATACTACCACCATCTCTACATCCAATGTTTCTTGTAACTTCTTGTACTGCAAAATTACTAGATGTTGTTCCAGTTAATTTATATATTCTATCTTCACAGAATACAATTAATTCATTCCTAAATACTTTTAATCCAACAACAGCAGAGTCAACTTTAAATGATCCTGCACCACTAGCAGATGTAAAATTATCTTCTGCAAATGGTACACTGAATATAACTTCTTGAGAGTTAGTACCACCAGCATAAAACATATGGTTTTGAAATGCTTTTACAAATTTAGGATTAGTTGGAGCTGTTCCACCACCTGTAGCATTTACCACATCAACTGCAAAACTTGTATTAATAATCTGTGCAGGTGAATGTCCTGTTGCAATAATTACTTTATCAGTTCCATCAAAAT